AAGACAACTATGCGGCGATCGATGAAGTCACCGGCCAGTCGGCTGCCGTCGTCCGTCCTCGGTTCAGTAAGCCGCCCGATCTGGACGGTCCCCTGCGCCGGAACGAACAGCCGGCCGGCTCGTCACGTTCGACCGCCTTCGAACGACTCACCGCTCGCTATGTCAATGCGGCGACTGCGAAGATCAATTCGATTCTGTTCGTGGCCGGCGCGAAAGCCTTTTCAATCAACGAAACGCCCGATCCAACACTGGTCCTCCAGAAAGAGGATCTGTCGCCAGTGACGTTGCCAGACGGGCAACCGGCCCTCCGCGATCCAAAGCCGCAGGACACCGCGCCCATCAATGCGACCGATCCCCTCACGCCTCCTCCTCCTGACCCCAACAACCCTCCATCCGCACAGCCTGGGGTGCCTATTCTGGAGAAGGATCTGGCTGAAGAGAAGGTTGAGAAGGCGCACAAGGCCGCGAAGGGCGCGGAGACGGTCATCTACGACTGGATACTCGAAGCCAAGTGGGTCAAGTCCATGCGGAAGGTGATGGCCGATGCCCCCAAGCTGGGCGCGGGCATTCTGAAAGGGCCGTTCCCTGAGTTACGGAAAGCGAAGGCGCTCTCGGTAGATCCTGAGACGAAGACTGTCACGTTGCAGATCGTTGAGAAGCTCAAGCCAGGATTTAAGTCGGTCTCCCCGTGGGACTTCTTCCCGGACCCCGATTGTGCAGAAGAGATTCACCATGGGGCGAGCGTGTGGGAGCGAGACTATCTCAGTGAAAAGGGACTCACGGCACTCAAGGCGTTGCCGGGGTACTTCGCGCAGGAAATCGATCAGGTCATTCGTGAAGGGCCAGGGAAGCGAGAAATTGCCGAGTCCAATAAGGACCAGCCGATTCGTGATACGCGCTTCGAAGTCTGGTACTGCCACCGCTGGATGACACAAGAGGACGTGCGGATCATCAATCAGTACATGGCCCTCCCGGAAGGCCATGCCGCAACGATTCCTGAAGACGAACCCACCATGTCCGTCGTCGTCACGATGGTCAACGACTCGATGATTCGCTGTACGATGAACGGGCTCGAAAAGTCCGGCCATTTCCCCTATCGTGTGCTGCCGTGGACGCCACGCGCAGGGCATTGGTGCGGGGTCGGTGTGGCCGAACAGATCTTCATGCCGCAAGACATGGTGAATGCGGCGACCCGAGGGATGGTGAACAATGCCGGCGTCTCTGCCGGTTCGCAGATCATCATGGCTGAGGGCATGGTAGACCCCGCCACCAAGGATGATTACGACATCTACGCCGATAAGCTGTGGTTTCTCAGGCCCGATCAGACCATCGACGATGTACGCAAGGTCTTTGGCGTCTTCACGATCCCGAACGTCACCCCGCAGCTCCTCACCATCATCATGCACGCCTACCGTGTGGCGGAAACCTCCTGCAATATCCCGCTGATTACCGAGGGGCAGTCAGGACAGACCACGCCCGAGACGTTGGGACAGACCGAACTCCAGAACAACAACGCGAACCAATTGCTGCGCGAAGTGGCGGCGAATGTCGATATGTGCATCACTGAGCCGAACATCGACGATCTCTACGAGTGGCTCCTTCTGGACCCCGACGTGGACAATGACAAGAAGGGCGATTTCCAGATCGAGGCGCAAGGGGCCTCCTCGATCATGGAGCGAGCGATTCAAGCGCAGTTCCTCGCCCAGCAGGGCGCCATCGTGGTCAATCCGGTCTTCGGGTGCAATCCCAAGCTCTGGTATGCCGAAGTCCTCAAGTCGCAACACCTCGACCCCAAGAGCATTCAGTACACGAAAGACGAGCAGGCTCGCATGGCGTCGGCGCCTCCACCGAAGGCGCCCGTGGTGCAAGCGGCAGAGATTCGCGCACAGGTGGATCTTCAGAAGTCGAAGGCGGATACCGATCGAGATACCGCCTACGTCCAGGCGCAGACCGAGCAGACCCACATGGAATCGCAGGATCGCCGGGAGGAATTGCAGCTCAAGCTCCAACTCGCCCAACTGGAGTACGCGAACAAGCGACAGATCAGCCTTGATGAGGTGAAGGCCGAGCTGGCCGGCACCGTCATGAAATTGCAGACACAGAAAGAGCTGGCCGCACATGACCGAGCCGGTGAAGCTTTGAAGCCACCGACCGAACCGGCAGGACGGGCGCCGTCAGGACAGAGTTTTGAGAAATGATTGGAAAGAGATTGTCAGAGTGTACTGGGTGAGTGCGCCGTAGATAACTGGGGGATTGTCGTTGATGGCTGAGATTATGCAGCAATACACTCCTGATCCTGAGAAGCCTGGGGCACGGCGGATTGACTACTATCAACATCCTCAGTCATTCGTGCTGGGGCAAAATCCGAAGACCATGCCCTATGGGCCACGCGAGGACATGACCCCGAAAGGGGAGGGCTTTTTCGGGAAGATCCCACGCACGGATCATCCCAAGATGTTCTCGACGGAACTGAGCGCGAGTACCGATTTCAAGATCAACGGACGCACGGTGCTCTTTCCCCTCTTGGTGCCAACCCTCACGAAAGAGGAGATCGATGGGTTAGTCTCTGGTAAGCCGGTTCCGGATGACGTGTACCGCAAGGCGGAAGATTTTGCGAAGGCTCGACTCAGCAAAGGCTTGAGTCCGTTCGCGTCTCCCGGTGAGCAGGTGCCGCTGCCCACGTCTCAGCAGGGATCGTTCAGGCAAGGCTTTCAAGAAGAAACGGAGAAGATGAAGCCATGACCCCAACCGAAGAACATCTCGCCCTCGCCTCCTTCGATGAGATCGCCACAGAACTCGGTCGGCGCTATCCGCAGTACGCACTCGTGGCGAACGAGCAAGTCCTGGTAGATGGCACGAAATTCCTCGAACGGCACGGCTATCAAGGCAACTTCAATGTCCTCCTGGGATTGCTCGCCTCCTTGCACGCGGCAGTCCTGGAGAGGAAGCACAGTGAGACGCAGGTGATATAATGAATCCCATGTCTTGACACCACCACAGATTGTGTGTATACGGAGTACATGACCCATGGAATTGACACACCCCGATCGCCAGTCAGAGACGTGGAAGAAAATCAAAACACACCTGACGGCACGCCTGCAAACCCTGCGCGAAAAGAACGATGGTCAGCTTGATCCCATTCAGACGGCACAGTTGCGTGGTGAGATTGGCGAATGCAAGAAGCTCTTGGCGCTGGAGCCCATCAGGTGAGCGAGCACGAACGACGGTGCATGATCGAAACGCTCAAGCTGTTGACCGGATTGCAGCGATCACTCATTGAGGTGAAGAAGACACTCGAAGCCCTCTTGAAGAAATAACGCCTACTCTCACGTTCTCGTGAGCCAAAGGTCACTAGCCGATTCCCGATGGGAGTCCTAGTGGCCTTTTTTATTGTTCTGGAGTGCCGTTGACGGAGACGCCGATGGCCGAGGAGATCCCAACATGACGACCGGCACGATCGAGCAGCCAGGAGTTGAGGGCGCCCCTCCCACAGAGGCGGAACTCGACGCCATCAAGACTGCCTCATTTTCCGAAGGCTTCACGGCAGAATCGACGGAGACGCCGATCGAACCTGAGACGCCTGCGGCCCCAGTCGTCCCCGCACCGACCGAGCCAGAGACCGAGCCGGTTCCTCCGAAGTACGCCCAGATTACCGAAGACCAACTCGCGGACCTACTCAAGCTGAACAGTAAGGTGGGCAAGCTCGATGAGGGATTCGGCACGTTGGGCAATATCAAGCAGCGAATCGAGCAGCTTGATGCCAGACAGACAGGAGATGGCAAGCCCGTCGAGGTGACTGACGAAGACATGGCGGATCTCAAAGCGGAGTTCCCTGAATTTGCCGACCTCACCAAGAAGGTGCTCGCCAAAGTTGTGGCGAAGATGCGTGGTCCGGGCCATGCCGCGCCAGTCGATACGGAAGCCCTAGTTTCACAAGCGGAGACGCGAGCCGAAGCGAAGGTCTTTCAGAGGATTCGGAAAGAAGCCGACGCCGATCTCCAGTCCGATCACCCGAATTGGCGGAAGGACGTCTGGGGCGATCAAGACAACGGCAAGACCGAGTTCAAAGATGTGAAGACACCGTTTACCGCCTGGCTCTCGACACAGCCAGACTCGACGCGGCAGCGGATACTCGACAGCAACAACGCGGAGTTCCTTTCGAGGCAACTCACGCGATTCAAGCAGGACACGGCGGGGAAGCCGCCAGTGCATGATTCGGCCCCTAAACCTAACGAACGTACCGCCCGACTGACGGCATCGGTCTCCCCTCGGGGAGTCGCGCCAGCGGGTTCACCACCTGAAGAGAACAGCATGGCCGCAGGGTTCCGGCAAGAAATGAAGAATATGGGGATGCCGGTTCGCTGAGCCTGACTGTGTGAAAGGAGTTCCTCATGTCTGTGCAGACGTATACATCCACTGTAGCGCGAATCGGGAAGTTCGCCGGCAAGATCCTGGCCCATGCTGTGTGCGATGAAATCCTCGCCAAGCTGGGCGCCCAGATTTCCATGCCGAAGAACGTCAGTGATACCATCACCTTCCGGCGCTGGTTGCCCTATGGCGCGACCGCGACGAACGCCAACACTCAGAACCGGTTCTTTGTCGACGGCAACGGGGATCGTGGCAATGTCATTGTCCAGGGCCATCAAACCCAGGAAGGCGTCACGCCTCCCCCGGACAGCATCGTGCCGCTCGATATTACCGTCACCATGCAGCAGTATTGCTGCCTGTACGGCTATACCGACAAGACCGCGGATCTCTTCGAGGACGACATCCCCGCGCAGATGAAGATTCAGATTGGGGAGCGGGTGGCGTTCGTCAACGAACTCAAGATCTACGGAGAACTCAAGGCCGGGACCAATCAATACTACGGCGGGACGGGCACCTCGCTCGCCACGGTCAATGGTCCGATTTCCCTCCCGCTCCTGCGGAAGATCGTGAAGAACCTCGACGCCAACCACGGCAAGCCCGTGAACAAGATGCTCTCCGCGAGTGATAAGTACGGCACAACCCCGGTTCG